GTTTTGATTCCTCCGCGCGGGTCTCGCACAAAAAGCGTTTTGTTTACCATTATTAACTTTCCCAGAAAACTAGGATACACTGTGCGCATGGTAAAGAAACTGATAAGCCGGGCCGAGTTTGCCCGCCAAGCGGGAGTTACAGGCGCCGCCGTAACGAAGGCTTGCAATAATGCTTTGAAGGCTGCTTGCGACGGCAAGCGCATTGACGTGGCGCACACACTTGCGGTTGATTACTTGGCTATGAAGGCGCGCGCTCAGACAGAACCACCCGCCACCGGTATAGACCCTCTATACGAGCTAGTGGTCAGCTATTGCCAGGAACAAAACAAATGGACTAAGTCCGCCGTGCAAGCCGAGTTTAGGATCCCTTTCAACAGGGCGCGCAATATAATCGAGACTATGAAAATAAATGGGCTGATAAATAAAGATACTGTTAATGTGGTCACGGCCCCGGCTATAAAACAACCGCACATTCGAGGCCCCGCAGCTGCTAAAGAAACTAAAAAGCGCCAAGCGTATGAAGACGATCCGATACTTGAGATCCCCGAAGACATACAAGCCTTTGCACACATGACACTGCGCGACTTAATTGATAAGTTCGGCACCGATACGCGCTTTGTTGATTGGCTCAGCGCCACGCAAAAGATAGAAGCCATTAACGAAAAGCGATTGAAGAACGCAACCACCGAGGGGGAGCTTGTTAGTCGTAAGTTGATCCGTACGGGCATAATAGAACCTATAGACGCCTGCCATATAAAATTATTGACTGACGGAGCCAAGACAATAGCGCGCAGAGCCACCGCTATGCACTCAGCCAACAGGCCTATTGAAGATATAGAAAAATTTGTTGCGGACCAGATGAGTAGTTTTATAAGACCAGTTAAAGCGAAAGTCGCTAGAGTTCTTCGTAATGCGTAAGATTGATGAAATTGGCGCAGAATGGATCATATCAGAAGTTGAGGGGCTAACGGACGAAATATTCCACGTATCGCCCAGTCAGTACAACGAAGAAAACAGATACCTGCCTGAGTCCGTCACGTCAATACCCGGTTTTATCCGCTACGACGTGAACCCTTTTATGCGCGAGATAGTTGATTGTTTTGATGTGGATAGCCCTGTCCGCGAAGTCAATCTAAAAAAAGGCGTTCAGATAACTTACTCTACTGTTTTGGAATCCGGCGCGCTGTATTTCATGGGTCACGTTAAAACGCTGCCTATCATGTATCTGACGGCGGATAAAGAATTGGCCAGCGCGCGGATTGAAAACAACTTTTTACCCATGCTTGCACATTCGGATCTAGGCCACATCATACGTTCAAGCGACGAAGGCAATAGCCGAAAAACCGGTAAAACCTCAAATCATTTACAATTTGAGGGTGGCGGGTATTTGGTTCCGTTCGGCGCTAAGAACGCCGACAAGATGCGATCATATTCTATCTGCGTCATGCTCAAAGATGAGATTGACGCCTGGCCGGAGACTGTAGGCAAAGACGGCGACCCGGACAAATTAAGTGACGGCCGTTGCAAAGGTTATTGGGAGCGGCGCAAAATATTCCGAGGCTCAACGCCGCTAATCAAAGGTAGTTCTAAGATAGAAAAAGCGTATCTACGCGGCGACCAAAGAAAATACAATGTGAATTGTTTAAGTTGTGGTTTTGCTCAAGTGTTGCGGTGGAGTAGCCTAGACAAAGAGACGGGCATCATCGGCGGGTTTACGTGGGAGCTAGACGACGGTATTTTACTACTAGATTCTGTTCGCTATCTCTGCCAGAAATGTGGTCACCCTCACCATGAACATGACAAAGAAAGATTATTTTCAGAAGACCACGGCGCGAAATGGGTACCAACAGCGCGCCCCGTAGAGCCGGGTATTCGTTCGTACCATTTGCCTGCGTTGTATTCGCCCATTGGTATGGCGCCGTGGTACAGTCTAGTTTCGGATTATTTAGACGCTTACGACGTTGTAAATAAAAAAGTTAAAGACGTCGGACTTTATCAAGTATTTTATAACAACGTGCTGGCCGAACCGTTTGAGATAATGGGATCTAAAATCAGATTCTCCAGCGTTTCAGCACATCGAAGGGCAGTTTACAGACTCGGTCAAATCCCCAATAACCACGCCGAAATACATTCTGGTTCTAAAATTCTATTTTTGACCTGTTTAGTTGACGTTCACAAACAGAACTTAGCGGTATCGGTGATGGGCTGGTGTCGAGACGCAAAGCCGTATTTAATCGATTACTGGCGTTTTGAGACAGATGGTAAAGATGATGATGACTGTGGAGAACTAAGCTGCCCTGTTTGGGGCCGGCTGCGAGAGCTCATCGAAGAAAAAGAATACACTGCAGACGATGGAGCCAAATATCGTATAGCTATGACGTTGATTGACGCGGGTTATGTTAACGACACAGTTACGACGTTTTGTTCTGATTACGCTTCGGGAGTATATCCTATTTTGGGACGCGACCGTCCGGCAAAAAACCAAGTTATAAAAGAATTTGCAGAGTTTACGACTCAGGCGGGCACGGTTGGCTATAGGATTTTAGTAGACCATTACAAAGACCGATTAGCGCCGGTACTTCGCAGGGAATGGGAAGAGGGTGCCGGCCAGCAGAATAAGTATCATTTTAATGCGCCTATTGATACCTCTGATAAGCAGCTTAAAGAATTAACTGTTGAGACTAGGCGCGAAATAAAAGACGAAAAGGGGAACGTTTCTTACTATTGGCATCGCCCAGGTAACGCTAAGAACGAACTTTGGGATTTGTTATGCTATGGACATGCTTCAGTTGAGATCTTAGCGTGGGCTATTTGTATACAGCATTTTGCTGCTGAAACCGTTGACTGGCCGAGATTTTGGGACTACATCGAAAACGAAAAACTTTACTACGAGGATTAAATACGTATACTGTAATTCTACAGATTTAATTTTATTCAATCAAATCACGAGGCCGGTCATGTAATGGAACGTACTTTTTTACAGGGCAGAATACACGCAACCAAGCTGATGATAGTTGCTTACGAAGACGCTTTGTTAGCGCTAGGTAACGGTGTTCAATCCTATACGCTAGACACAGGCCAGAGCCGTCAGACGGTCACTAAGCTAGATTTAAGCGCGCTTAATAAGACATTGGATTCTTTGTATAATCGATGCGCTACTTTAGAAGCTAGGTTGAGTGGTGGCGCTGTGATAGTGAGGCCGGGATGGTAAGTAAAAAACCACATTATAAGATAGCAAGCGACGGCACATTTGAACACGTTTCGGGGCCGACGCCTTTGTCCGTGGACAACTTAAACCCGTCAGCCTATGCGGGACAAAATTCACCCTCACCTTATCAAGACTCTATTTACGATGGTGGTAAGTTTGCCGGTGGATTCGGCACTACTCAAATACAAGAAGTAGACTATTGGACGTTACGCGCTCGCTCTGCTCAGTTGTTTACGGAAAATTTATACGCTAGGGGTATTATAAGACGCCTAGTAACAAACGAGATTAATACGGGACTATGCCCCGAAGCATGCCCAGACGAGAGTATTATTGGCGTGCCAGAGGAAAGCCTTAACGAGTGGTCAGAAACCACAGAAAACCGTTTTGCAATATGGGGCAAAGGGCCAACTTTATGCGATTATAAGAAAAAATCTACTTTCGGTGCAATTCAACGCGCAGCCAGAATGGAGGCTTTAGTCAGCGGAGATGTGCTCGTAGTTATACGACAGTCACAAAAAACTAAACTCCCTATGATCCAATTAATAAGCGGCAGCAAAGTTCGCACGCCGTTAGGTGATTATGGATCTCTTCGCAACGGTCACAAAATACGCCACGGTGTTGAGATTGATGCGATAGGACGTGTTGTTGCGCATTGGATAAACCAAGACGATGGCACCACAAAAAGAATTGCAGCAGAATCTGAACGCTCAGGGCGTAAAATATCTTGGCTCATATACGGCACGGATAAACGCCTTGACGAATTACGCGGCCAGCCTTTGCTATCAATTGTCATGCAATCACTTAAAGAAATAGACCGCTACAGAGATTCAACTCAGCGAAAAGCGCTAATAAATTCTATGTTAGCGATGTTTATTAAAAAAGGTGAAGACAAGATGGGAACGCTACCGGTCACAGGTGGCGCCGTTCGCAGAAACACGGCTCAAGTGACAGAATCAGACGGCAGTAAGCGTCGCTTTAATGTTACGGACCAAATACCGGGCGTGGTGATGGAAGAATTGCAAACCGGCGAAGAACCCGTGTTGCTAGGAGGCCAAGGCACGGACGTGAACTTCGGCACTTTCGAGGAGGCTATTATACAGTCCATTTCGTGGGCCCTAGAAATTCCGCCAGAAGTATTACGCCTGTCATTTAGCAACAATTATTCAGCAAGCCAAGCAGCAATCAACGAATTTAAAATAGCAATTAATAGAACGTGGGGTGACTTTGGCGAAACTTTTTGCAGTCCTATTTATATAGATTGGCTAATAAGCGAAACTCTTTTACAGAAAATTAACGCGCCGGGACTTTTACAATCATTCAGAACGCCGGGCGAGTACGATATATTTGGCGCTTGGACGCTGACAGAATGGTACGGGTCTATAAAGCCATCAACGGATATGCTCAAACAAGCCAAGGGCTCTAAGATATTGACGGAACAGGGTTGGTCGACAAACGCGCGCGAGGCACGCATAACCACCGGTACTAAATTTAGCAAAAACATAAAACGATTGAAGCGCGAGAACGAATTGAAAGTTGAAGCCGCTAGACCTATGGCAGAATTCAGGCAAGAGTTTGGCGAAGAAGAGGCAGAGGCTGCGTTATCTGCATCGTCTAGGGTGGAAGACATTGAGTCCAAACTTGAAGAGTATTTTGATTAAATTATAAATTAGGGTTATCATTAAAATAACAAGAGGATAATTTTTATGTGGCTATTAGAAGCTAGTGTCCGCAGAGCCATGCAAGTGGCAGAAAAATCGGGCTTTAAATTTACAGCAGAACAGCAAGCGCATTTTGATGCGAGGTTTAGCGCTGTAGACACTTCCCCGGGCAGCAACCGCATACTGACAGTCGCAGGCGACAACGCGCAAATATCAGTTAAAGGCGTAATGACTCAAGAGCCGAGTTTTATGGCGATGATATTTGGAGGCGGCAACACAACTTACCCAGAGATTTTATCTGCAATTGCAGCAGCTGAGCAAGACGATAATATCACAAATGTAACTTATGCTATTGAGAGCCCGGGTGGGGGTTTTGATGGATTATTTGATGTTTTAGCAGCGATGCAGACCGCTACTAAGCCAAGTAAAGCGATCATATCAGGCGTAGGTGCCTCAGCTGCTTTTGCAATGGCCACGCAAGCGGACGAAGTTATTGCATCTAATATAGCGGCGCGCATTGGTAGCGTCGGCGTTGTGGCCACATTCTACAACGACGAGGATGAAATAAGTATTACTAGCACCGATGCGCCTAAAAAACGCCCGGATGTGCGAACGGCTGAAGGCATAGCAATGGTCAGAGAAGAACTAGACGCCATGCACGAGATATTTGTTGATGCTATTGCACAGGGCCGAGGCACAACAGCCGATAAAGTTAACGCAGATTTTGGCCAAGGCGGAACCGTTTTAGCCAACGAAGCAGTAAAACGCGGTATGATTGACGCCGTAGCGACCACTTCGCTAAAGGCAGTTAAAACTACTAATACCTTAACCACCGCCACTAGCGGGAATCAACCGGAGGCCACTAAAATGGACCTTAAAGAACTACAATCCCAGCACCCCGAGACATTCGCGGCGGCGGTGCAACAGGGCGTAACAGAAGAACGCGACAGGGTCACGGCACACTTAGTAATGGGCGAAAGTTCAGGCGATACTAAAACAGCCAGTGCTTCGATTAAAAACGGCGCTAACATGACCGCAACACTGCAGGCGACTTACATGACTGCGGGCATGAATCGCGGTGATATAGAAGCCCGTCAGCGTGAGGATTTAGACGCTAACGCAGGCGACAACGCAACTGAAGCGGACAATGACGATAAGGGTGGTGATGTTGCTACCTTAATCGAAGCCCGTCTCGGCATAGGAGCATAAGTATCATGTCAAATATTGCAATAACTAATGTGGATTTAGGCAACGTAATTTTAGAAGATGCGCAGTTTAGTAATGAGTTACTTACTTTTGGCGGCGTTGCCACTGTAGCAGAGGGCACTATTTTAGCGCGTGATTCCTCTACTTCAAAACTAATCCCGTTTGTTAAGGGCGGAACTACTAACGCTAACGGCATACCTAAAGCGGTGCTAACTTACCCTGTTACGTCAACAGGTGCAGGTGATGTTGCTGTGCGTGCGATGGTGTCGGGTTCGGTTCGTTCAGGACGGTTGATCATAAATGCTGACGGCGATAACACAAACGTAGACGCCGCGGTCCTTGACCAGCTACGCGACTATTCATTAATTTCAATCGACGTTCAAGAATTAAACATTCTTGATAACCAATAAGGAGCGCATGACATGAGTGGTTCTACTACAAAACGCATGTTGTCGGCATATATGTCAATGGCACAGCCTACGCTTTTTTTGTCGGGATTTTTTCAAAGCCCGCCGGAGAATTTCCACACTACTGAGGAAGTTGAAATTGATATCGTCCGTTGCGACGAAGATATATCAATCGTTATACAAGACTTGAGTACGGGCTACCGTATGAACGCAGAAGACCTCTATACTAATAAAGGTTTTAAGCCTCCTATTCATAAAGAAGCAATCCCGCTTAATTCATTTGATCTGATTAAGCGAATGCCTGGTCAAAATCCTTTTGAGTCCCCCGACTTTAGAGCTAACGTAATTTTGCGTTTGTTCAATGGCATTACTAAAATTGAGCGTAAGATTAGGCGTTCAGTTGAGCTACAAGCGTCGCAAGTTTTGCAGACGGGCGAGTTAACGCTAACTGATTCTAATGGCGTGGCGTTATATACGCTAGATTATAAGCCAAAGGCTTCGCATTTCCCCACCGCTGGAACCTCATGGGCTACAGCTACGGGCGCGGAAATGATTGGCGATATTAGCGAACTGGCCGAGGCTATTCGTAACGACGGCTTGATGGACCCTGACCAAATAATCATGGGTATCGATGCTTTTGAGAAATTCATTAGTAACGAAGACGTTCAAAAGCGCTTTGATATCAGACGTATTGATTTAGGCACCGTAGCACCTATGGAAATGCGCGGCGGCGGCGGTTCTTACCGAGGCATGGTTGAGATTGGCAACTATCGTTTTGATTTGTGGACGTATGGCGGCAAATACACTAATCCGTCAGATGGCGTTAAAACTTCATTTATCGACCCGGGGAATGTTATTGTTCGTTCTTCATTAGGTCGCATGGATGCAACGTTCGGCGCTATCCCTAACATCGGAACGCTAGTTGGTGGACAGTCTACTAACCTATTGCCAGAGTTGCCTGGCCGTTTAAGCAACTCAGCGGGCGGAATGGATTTATTCACTAACGCATGGCTGACAAATGACGGCGAGCAATTGTACGGTGGCGTAGGTGCAAGACCACTTATGATCCCAACTGCAATCGATACCTACGGCTGTTTAATTACTCAGCTTTAAAATAAACTAATTACTCGGGGTTCGCCCCGAGCCTTTTTTATAAATAGGGAATAAATACCATGGCCAGTAATAAAGAATTAACCTTTGCTATCGCGACAATTTGCGCGGAGCGAGATGTTAAAACGCCGGAACTTGAAGGGTTAAACAACAGCCAATTGTCCGCCGTTTTAAAAGATTTTAAAGCAAAGCAAGCCGAAGAAGCCCCGGGCGAAACCGAACCCGAAGAAACTGGATTTAAAGTCATGCCTCGGAAGGCGATAACAACTAAACGAGGGATTATAGCGGCAGGCGAAAAGATTGAAGCCAAAGACTTATCCGGCGGCGAAGTAGCGTTTAAAGCGTTTATAAAATCTAAGCACATCGGCCAAGCTTAAAAGATGGGACTTCGCGAACAAGCAGAAGCAGACCTCGGACTTATCTTAGAAGATAAGGACCGGGGCTTTGGTTACGACATAACTTTGACCGACCCCGCTGGAACAGTCAGAGCACTTACGGGTTTTTCAGACGATATAGCGCAGATTATCGACCCTGATACTGGAATAGCCGTAAGTGGGCGCCTCGCGTCAGTAGCATTAAGAACGAGTTCAATAATTTCCGCCGGGCTAGAATTGCCACGCGGGATAGCAGACGCAGGGATAAAACCGTGGCTTGTGCAATTTAACGATATTAACGGCAATCCGTTCACGTTTAAAGTGTCACAGTCTAACCCGGACAGAGCGCTCGGGTTAGTTACGCTTATGTTGGAGTTATACGTGTTATGACTATATCTACTCTAATAGACAAGCAAGACACGTTTGAAATAGTGCGCGACCGGATAGCGGCGATACTCACAACCGAAATAGCCGGCCAGATGCAGCTCGCAACGTATGCGGGAAAAAATCCAAACGATTGGAAGCTGCGCATATTTACTGAGCGCTCGAACCCATGGGAAGAGTTTCTTAACGAACCTGCAGACATAAGCCCGCTAGTTAATGTGTGGTTTGATAATTCCAGTTTTGACTCAAGTAAAAGTAACATAATAGAACGTCAAGCGTCCGAAACAGTTTATAACATAGATTGTTACGGATACGGCAGAAGTCGCGACGACGGCGCAACAGGGCATATACCTGGCGACAGAGAAGCGTCTTTCGAAGTTCAAAGAGCGTTGAGACTGGTACGCAATATCTTAATGTCAGCCGAGTACACCTATTTAGCATTGCGTGGCACGGTTTGGCATCGTATGCCCCAGTCAATAACAGCATTTCAGCCTCAACTTGACGCCAGACAGATCCAACAAATAGTAGGCGCTCGGCTGGCGTTTCGTGTAGTATTTAATGAGTTCTCGCCGCAGGTTGAATCTGTGGATTTGGAACTTCTATCAGTAGATGTGATCAGAACAGAGGACGGCGAGATCGTTCTGGAAGCTGACTACGATTATACAGCGCCATAATTTATTATGAAAAGAGCCGAAGCAAAAACGCAAGGTTTAGAATTCTATAACACTGGTAAACCTTGTAAGTATCAGCATACCAACGACCGTCGCACGTCGTCGGGAAAATGCTTAAAATGCGAATCGGAATATAACAGCGATTACGGTAAAAATTATTACGCTGAAAATAAAGATAAGTTAAAAGCCGGACAAAAACAGTACCGGAGCGAAAACCGCGATAGTTTAATCGCCGCCAAAAAACAGCACTACCAGGAGAATAAAATCTCCTATAAGAGTAAGAACGCTAAATGGGCGAAAGAAAACAAAGTTAAAAAGAACGAATGTTCTAGCGAATGGCGAGAAAAGAACCCCGAGCATTCGGCCCAGTATGGCCGGGAGTGGAGAGCCGAAAACCCAGATAAAAACCGAGCTAAAACAGCTAGGAGACGGGCGGCCAGGATAAAGCGTACACCCATGTGGTTATCTAGCGACGACTACAAGGCAATACAAGCAATGTATAAAGAAGCTAGTCGAATGACCGAAGCGACCGGAGTAAAACACCACGTTGACCACGTTATCCCGTTAAACGGGCGGTTTGTATCTGGACTACATGTTCCTGATAATTTGCAGATTTTAACCGCTTATGCGAATCTGTCAAAAGGGAATCAATTTAATAACATTGACAGGAGAATATAGCATGGCTATTAGCTCAGCAGTAGATGCCTCCGCCGTCGCTCGCGTGGTCGGCATAAAAACAATATTTAAAGACTTACGGGCGGGTGGTGTTTTATTTCTGCCTCAGCGTGTCGCGGTTGTGGGCCAAGGCTCTACAGCGTCGACATATGCAACCACAAAACAACAAGTGACTAGCGCAACGCAGGCAGCGACCATTTATGGGTTTGGATCTCCGATCCATCTAGCACTATTGCAGCTTTTGCCGACGAATGGCGATGGTGTCGGGACTATCCCAGTCACAGTTTACCCGCTTGAAGATGCGGGCAGCGGTGTTGCAGCAACGGGAGACATTACGCCCAGCGGTACGGTCACTACCTCAGGCGCGTACGTAGTTAAAATTAATAACATTAGTTCGCAGCAATTTGTTATTGCCGCCGGCGCAAGCGTGGCCGCAATATGTGCCTCTATAACTGCAGCGGTTAACGCTACTTTGGAAATACCCGTGATAGCGGTTGATGATACAACTAAAGTCGACATTACCGCGAAATGGAAGGGTACAAGCTCTAACGACCTAATAATTGAAGTTATCGGGCCAACGGACGCGGGTGTTTCTTTTGCGTTCACTCAGCCTGAGGGTGGCCTTGTAAATCCGGATGTTGACGTTGCTTTAAATCAGGTCGGCAACGTTTGGGAAACCATGGTACTTAACTGCATGGACATTGCCGATACAACTTCTTTGGGCAAGTACACTGTATTTGGCGAAGGGCGATGGGGCGCTCTAGTGCGCAAACCGATAGTCGTTTTCACAGGTAATACGGCGGCGGGAGTTTCAGCAGCAACAGCAGTTTCAGACGCACGGAAAACCGACCGAGTTAACGCTCAGTTAGTAGCGCCGGGCTCTAAAGACTTGCCGCTAATGACAGCGGCCAGACAGTTAGCTCGGATTGTTAAAGTAGCTAATAGTAACCCGCCACAGGATTACGGCAGCCAAGACGCAACCGGCTTAACGCCCGGAACGGATGGAGAGCAGTGGACTTATTTGCAGCGCGACGAGGCGATTAAAAAAGGTAGTTCATCGATTATTGTTAAAGATGGCGTTGTCAACATAGGCGACGTTGTTACTTTCTTTAATCCGAGCGGCGACCCGGCCCCCGCGTATCGCTACGTTGCGGACATTGTTAAACTGCAAAACATTATATTTAATTTAGATCTAATTTTCGCAACGCCGGAATGGGACGGTGCGCCTCTAATACCAGATAACCAGCCAACTGTTAACCGTTTGGCGAAAAAACCCAAGTCAGCAGTTGCGGCGGTAGCGTCATTGCTTGATAGTCTAGGGTTAAACGCTATTATAAGCGATCCAACAACAGCCAAGGCGAACACGATAGCGCAGATAAACGCGCAGAATCCAAAGCGCCTCGACTTATCAATCACGGTTCAATTAAGCGGAAATGCAAATATAATTTCTGTGGACTTAAACTTTGGATTTTTCTTTGGTACGGCCACAGTCGTAGCGTAACAGGAGTCATATAACATGTCAGCAGTAGGCGGAAGCATTGAAAGCGTTACACTGGCCGGCCGCAATTTTGCGGTCGCAGCGGACGCGGAAGCCCAGCGCAAGCTCGGCGGGTTTGAGAACGAAGTCCAAGCGAACGGGAACGGCACGGCGCGATTAATAAAAACGCGAGTACCGTTGTCGATAGATGGATTAATGTTAGAGATTGACGACGACCGTGCGGATCAAGAGTTTTTGCAAGAGCTAAGTGATAGCCCGGATTTTTTTCCGATTGTTATCTCTTACGCCTCGGGTAAAGATTATCAGGGAACAGCTCAGATAGTTGGCGAGACTCAGGCAAGTAGCCAGAACGCAACAGCGGCCGTTAATCTTATGGGGCCGGGCGTTTTAACTCAGCAATAAATTAAGTTATAGGGCAATATGTTGCGCGGGCGCCCTATCCCCTTCGCCTGCTTTGCGGCAGGGCGTGACACTCAATTAATTAAGCAAATAGGGCTAAATTATGAATGATGTAGTAGTAAAAGAAGTAGCAGAAGCGGAATTCCTTAGATTTGTGGATGCAATGGATCTTGATGTTGAGCCGGCGGATATGGACGAGGACGATAAAAAAGGTTTTGATCAACAAAAAAGAAAAATAATTCTGGCCATACAGAATGGTTCATTAATTGTTAGCGATAAGGGCGAGCCGATTTATACGCCGCAACGAACAAACGACGCTGAACCAATCACATTCTATGAAGCGACGGGCTCGGCACTCATGGCAATGGATCGCAAAAAGAAAACCGAGGACATTGGTAAACTCTATGCGGCCATGGGCGAGATAACAAAGACCCACGCGAATGTATTTAGCAAAATGAAGATGGCCGACTTAAGGATCTGCATGGCAATTACCACGCTTTTTTTGGGTTAGTCCGGACAAGACTAGTAAGGCGCGGCGCAGACGAGGCTATCCCAAAGGGCGGTCACACTATGCAAAATGTATATACAGAAATGTTATTACAAATATGTCGCGACTACCCGGGGCTACCGGACCCCAGAGAACTGCTAGCGCATGAAATAAGATTTTTTTACGAGGGCTTGCGTGAAGAGCTAAAAGCGCACACAAGAGCAAAATAGGAGCATGTATGGCGGGACGTTTTAGTGTAGAAGCAGTATTTAAAGCGGTCGACAGAGTTACTGCTCCCGTTTCTCGTATGCAAAACCGTATAAGTAAAATGACACGTTCCATAGCGCGAGGTCTGCGCACTGCTAACAGGGCAGTAGGACGCATGTCTGCGAGCTTAGGCACAGGGCTAAGAACAGGCGCGGTAGTAGCAACAGCGGCGGTCGCTAGTCTAACACTGGCTATTAATTCCGTGGCTACTAGAGCCGATAAGTTAGCAAAAGAGTCAAGGCGACTTCAATTCCCCATAGAAGAACTTCAAGAATTTCAATTTGTAGCAGAACAAAGTGGCGTAACCAATGAGTTATTAAGTAACTCACTCGGCGCATTCACAAAGCGCTTGGGTGAAGCTGCTGGGGGTACAGGTCCTTTAGTATCAGGATTGAAAAAATTAAACCCTGAATTGTTAGAGCAATTACAAGCCTCTAAAAATGTAGCGCAGTCTTTTGAGATAATGATTGATGCCATACGCTCAGCAGACACTGCAACCGAGAAAGCCGCGCTGGCAAACGCCGCGTTTAGCCGGTCGGGCCTAGCGCTTGTTAACATCGCAGACAATAGCGCTAGCGCCATAGAAAAGTTACGTAAACAGCAGCGCGAGAACGGCAATATAACCATGGCGCAGGCGATTGCAGCCGAGGCTTACCTAGATGCCTCAAACGCGCTTAAAAAGACGCTGACAGGGTTTATTCAAACTGTTTTGCTACCCATGATGCCTATGCTTACAAAACTCATAGAAGGTTTTAGAGGATGGGCACTTTCTAACAAAGATATTGTAGCCGGCGACATATTTAAATTCGGCCGTAAATTGGTAGATAATTTTAACGAGATAGTTGACGTTCTTAAAAAGATAGGCATAGGACTCTTAGTATTTTTCACACTAGCTGCGGTACTTAAAACCTTAGTGCTTGTGATGACGGCTGTTAATTTAGTTTTGGCAGCTAACCCGATAACGTTGATTGTGATAGGGGTTTTGTTACTAATAGCTGCAATCGCAGCGCTTATATTCTTTTGGGATGAGGTTAAAGCTGCTGTAATTAGTTTTGCCAAAGCGGTGGTAGATAAAGTTATTAGCGTCTTCGTAAAATTAAAAGAAATTTTTAAATCACTACCTGGTCCATTACAAGAAGCTATACAATTTATGCTTAAACCTATTTTTTTGCTAATTGATGCAGTTGGATTAATATTTAAAAGTTGGGAGCCTATAAAATCATTTTTTAAAGATTTGTGGGCCGGTGTATTAGAAATATTCGATTCAGCTGTTAATAAAATAATGGGCGTAGTAGATAAGGTTAAGGGCGCAGCTTCGGCTATCGTGGGCACTATAAGTAACATCGGCAGTGGCGTCGGGGATTTCTTCGGATTTGGCCCGGACGAATCACAAGCGAGCGCACCTAACGGATTAACAGGCGCGGGCAGTGCAGGCACGGGGCCGCAAATAGTAAGCCCACAAGCACGCACCGCGCGCACGATAGAAGAGTCACGCACAACCAGCAGCGCAGAGGTTACTATTCGCGACGCAACGGGGCGCGCAGAGGTCACGAGTGGAAGTATGGGGCCGGGGCTATCTTTGCAGTCGTCGGGCGCGTTTTAAATTAATGTCATTTGACCCAGCAACCCTATTCGCTAACGGTGAAGTTGGCGCATGGTACGAGCTAAGAGACATATCAACACTATTCCAAGATGAAGAGGGGACAATTCCTGTTACGGCTGATGGTCAAACTGTGAGTAGGATTCTTGATAAGTCTGGTAATGGTAATCACGCAACACAATCAGTTTCTAGAAAAAGGCCTACTTATAGAGATGTTGGTGGTGTGCAGTGGTTAGAAATCGATCAAGTAGATGACAAGATTATAATCCCGTATCAGTTGAACGGTGTTAACACTCTAGGTATTTCGTATTTACCGGATGCCGCACAAACATCGTTTTTATTAGTTGACTCGCAACAGGCTAACCCTTGGGGTATTACTGGTGCGGAAGGTGATAGTAGCACCTCTGTGAATAACACTAACAATGAAGTTAACCGTGGTCTTAATGCAATTCGCTGGGATTCTATTGGTTCAACTATATCTGTTCTTAAAAGAAATGATTTATATAATTCGTATGCGAGCTCGAATGTAGTTTTAGCTGAGTTAGATTTTGCAAATTGGCCATCAGTTTTTTCTTACGGTAAATACTTCACATCTTCCTTAAGCGGATTTACCAAAACAACCGGCTACATAATGGTGGAGGGTTTTTTAGATGAGCAAACCTCTTTAGGCTTAGAGGAATACCTAACCGCGTTAACTGTGCCAGCGGTTGAGCCACTAACAGCCGCCGGCGCAATTACTCTGCCATCTTTAGTATTTCAAGGCAACGCAACGGCGGAACAGGTAACTATCGATTTTACAATACAGATTGATAATTCTATAAAAATAGTACAAATTGACGTATCTAACAAAATACTAGAAACTACACCTAACAGATTTACGATAAGGATCTAAAGCAATGCCATCGTTAAACACAAGCTCAGTCGATTCGCAGGCCGACAATATCGGTACGGATTTTTCAACCGCGGTGCTAACAATTTACGACGGAACGCCGCCCGCCAGCGGTAATGCTGCTCTATCAAATAACACAGAATTGGCGGTTCACACACTAGCAGGCTGGGATTCTGCGTCGTTAGGTGTGATCATAGCCTTGGCAATAGCGGACGCAACGATAGCAGCAACCGGAACCGCTAGTTTTGCGCGCTTAGTGTTAACAACTAAAACGATGCAGGTTACAGCGGGCACCGAGGCGCAAGAATTGGTCTTGTCGAGCACAAGTTACGTAGCTGGCGAAGATTCAGTTATTTGCAGCGAGTTAATAACGCAACCCGCGACGTAAACGGCTATGTTAATTTCACTAACCGCCGCGATAAAATCAGGCAATCAAACGGTATTTAATGTTGTAGATAGCGACGGCACTATTGTGGATTTAACAGCCCTGGGCGCTACCGTTGTCACAGTGGAAGTGTGCGGGCCTCTTATTAATAACGGCTCGGGCGTAACCATAGACAGCACGACCAACAACGTCACTTTTTTCAACGACACTATTACGGTTAAATTCGGTCAGCTTGAATTAAAAAGCGGGCCTCCTTTTTACTACCCAAAAATCAGCTATGTCACCGCCGAGGATCCCGAAAAACAAGTGCTAGTCGGAGAGGGCTACGCGACCGAAATTAAACTTAAGGTAATTTGCTAATGGCTTGGACTGACCGCATTAGACAAGCGGCCTATAATTCCCCCTCTGGCGTTAGGTTGACTTTTGACTATGAGAATGTCAGTAAAACAGTCGATAAGAAAACCACCAGTTTTGAGTTCCCGGACGCGAACGGAAGTTATGTTCAGGACTTAGGAAACACCGGGCGTCAATATCCGCTACGTGTATTTTTTTGGGGTGGTGATTACGACCTCAGAGCCGAAGCGTTTGAAGCCGCGTTATTAGAGCGTGGCACGGGCAGACTTGAGCACCCTATTTACGGAATGATAGATGTGGTTCCGTTTGGCACCATTACTCGGCGCGATGATTTAAAAACGGGCGCAAATCAAGCGGTATTTGAAACAGTGTTTTTTGAAACAATAGGATTAATTTATCCTTCGTCGCAAACCGACCCGGCTAGCTCAGTACTAGCCGCAGTCCAAGACTACAACGAATCCGCTGCGCAAGAATTTGAGGACGCCACAACTTTAGATAACGCGGTGGACGCCGTGACATTTAAAAGCGACTACCAAGCTCTGCTCGATTCTGCTAGCGACGGTTTGGGGTCTATCGCTAACGCTCAGGACAATGTAAGGACGCAATTTAACGCGGTGCGCGATTCTATAAACCAAGGCATTGACTTACTCATTCAAGACCCGCTTACGCTGGCGTTCCAAACAGTTATACTATTGCAGTCTCCCGCGCGAGCGCTAACTAACATTACGAATAGATTAGATGCTTATGAAAATTTAGCCAGCGAAATTATAACGGGCGATAACTCTGTGGTTACGCCGAGTTTTGACGCCAGTAGTTCTAATCTATTTCATGTTAATGACCTCTATGCCTCGACATATGTAACCGGCTCGGTTGTCTCGGTTGTTAACACGCAATTTACAACTAAGCTCGAAGCGCTAACAGCCGCCGAATTTATACTAAGTCAGCTAGACGACTTGAACAATTGGCGCGACGCTAATTTTAAATCTCTTTCAGAAATAGACACCGGCGAAGCATATCAGCAGCTGCAGGGAGCTGTCGCACTTACTGCAGGTTTTCTAGTAGAAATATCATTCACCTTGCGACAAGAGCGCCGCGTTGTTTTAGATCGCAATCGCACGATTATAAATTTGGTCGCAGAATTTTACGGCAGCGTTGACGAACAGCTAGACTTTTTTATAAATTCAAATAATTTAACGGGATCCGAAATACTAGAATTACCTAGGGGGCGCGAAGTTGTCTACTACATATAACGTGATAACCGGCGATACGTTTGAAAGTATTTCCCGCAAAAAGTACGGAACGCAAAACGAAGCGCAGCGCATAGCCAACGCTAACCCGGGTGCAGCGCAGCCGCTTGTAGCCGGCGTAACATTAATTATTCCAATCTTACCTGACGCCCCACAAAATTTACGCCAATCAGCTAGCAGCGTTACACCCGACGAGGTTGCGGTTTTAATTCAAGGTAGCCGTTTTAGATTTTGGAATGAAATTAGGATCACTCGTTCAATAGACACGATGGACACAGTAGAATTTGGCGCGCCGTTTGACTCACAAGCGCCGGGTTTCCGTGAGTCTTTTAGACCGTTTTCATTTAAGCCGGTGGTTATCACGGTAGGGGGTTCCGCTTTATTTACGGGAACAATGGTTGCAGTCAGCCCCGTAGTAGAAAACGGGCAAAAGATAGTATCAGTAAGCGGGTATTCATTGCCGGGCGTCCTAAATGATTGCACTCCCCCTGCTAGTGCGTTCCCGCTTGAATTTAACGAGCTTGGACTACAAGAAATAGCCACATCGCTGGCCGCGCCTTTTGGCATAAGCGTGGAGTTTAAAGCCGACCAAGGACCCATTTTTGAGCGTGTTGCTTGTGAGCCTGGGCAACGAGTACTTACCTTTTTAACAGAGCTTGCAAAACAAAGAAATTTAATAATATCTAGCTCACCGTTAGGCGCTTTAGTGTTTTTGCAATCTTCACAAGGAGGAGGTTCTGTCGCTAATTTTGCGCAAGGCTCTGCGCCTCTGCTATCCGTCACGCCGTTTTTCAGCCCGCAAGAATACTACAGTCATATAACAGGCATTGAGCCCGTCATTGTGGGTTTAGAAGGCTCTCAATTTACTGTTAAAAACCCCCGCTTGCTCGGCGTTATTAGGCCGCTAACATTTAAAGCGCCCGACACTGAGGACTCAGACGTACTCGCAACTGTAGAAGCTAAAGCGGGGCGCATGTTTGCTAACATGGTTTCATACTCTATACGACTGGCTACGTGGCGTGACCCGAGCGGAGATTTATGGCAGCCGAATACTGCGATTAAATTAATAGCGCCTGACGCAATGATATATAAAGAGTACGAGTTTATTATTCGTTCAATACAGTTTGAGCAAGACAGCAAGACCCAAACGGCGACATTAAACTTAGTTATGCCCGGAGCGTTTAGCGGAAAAATACCGGAGTCTTTGCCATGGGACGATTAGCGGTACTACTCTCATTTTTAAGAACCACTAAAAACGGTGCTAAGGTTTCTGACGCTAAAGTTAATACCGGCGGTGGGGCTAACGTAACAGCCGAGCATTTTTCTTCGCCTGGCGACGACTCGCACCCGATACCCGGCGACTTTGTGGCTTTGAACGGCGACAGCGGTACCGGCCGAGAATCCGCCTTAGGATATTTAGACCCAAAAAACGAACCTAAAGCATTATCGGGCGATAAAAGAATATACGCCCGCGACGAGAATGGCGTTTTAATTGTCGAAGTGTGGCTTAAAAACACAGGTGAGGCGACCGCTGTTAATGCTAACGGCTCGGTTACACTGCGACCCGACGGCGGGACATTGACCACAACTCCAGAATGCACTTTTGACGCTAAAGCAGACGGCAGTATAAAAGGTGCTAACGGTTCGGGTTCTTTTGAACTAGCGGTTAATGGTGATTTTATAATAAACGGTGTTACTATAGACACGAGCGGCAATATAGTAACCGCTGGTAAGTTAAACGCCGATGATGTAACCGCCGACAATCAAGACGTAACATTAAGCACACACACAACGCCATCATTTGGCACACCACCGACACCGGGAACATAATGGTCACACAACAAGGCGACGTTAATTTATTCCAAACACCCGACGGCGGCGACATTATAGTCGATGGTGGGATTGTTACGATGGGCGGGGGCTTAAATACGGCTGTTTACCTATCGCTTTTTGGCGGCAATGAAGACGACGACGGGCGCCCCGATAATTCGGCTAATTGGTGGGGTAACCTTGGCGAAGAAAACGCAGCCCGAGAATACCGCAGCGAAACACAAAATTTATTACAAGGCCTGCCCGCCACAACCGGCAATCTTAGGCGGCTACAAGACGCGGCAATTCGTGATCTAGCTTGGATCCTAAGCGACAAAGTAGCATCGTATATAAATGTGGTCGCTAGCATCCCCGGCGTAAATAAAATTAAATTAACAATTGATATCGAAGCGCTTGGCGAAGAGTCTCGTTTTGAATATGTCGAAAATTGGAAGGCGGGCGCATGAGTTTACAGACACCAACTACGAAAGAAATTAGCGACAACATAATTGCGCAGCTCGAAGCGTCGCTCAACCAATCAATACCGCTATTGCCTAAAGCATTTCTAAGAGTACTAGCCAAAGCACTCGCGGGCGTTTTTATACTACTTTACAAATACGCGGGCTTTATGTTTTTACAGATTTTTGTGCAAACCGCAAGCTCAAAAGAAACAAATGTAAACGGGGTATTGTTGTCGCCTTTATTACAGTGGGGCCGATTAATAGGAATAGGCGACCCAGTGGCCGCGACGAAAGCCGAATTATTAATTGATGTGTTTGTACAAAATCAAACTGGAACACTACCCTCGGGCACGCAGCTAATTAATAGCGACAACGGTGTAACTTACATTACAATCGGCGCTGTTAATTTAAACGCGTCCACGGTGCAGGCAACAATAAGAGCGTCGGCCGACCAGCAAGGCGGGGGCGGTTCAGGTGCGATAGGGAACCTACAGGTGGGCGACATTGTAAGTTTCGCCAACCCTTTAGCGAATGTTAGCCGGAACGCCGAAGTCGACGCACAGACCGTTACAGGCGCGAACGCCGAGTCTACGGAGGCATACCGCCAACGTATTGTTGATAAGTTTCAAAAACGCCCACAAGGTGGCGCTTATGCGGATTATGAAGGTTGGGGCGAGGAAGTCGTCGGGATAATAAACGTTTACCCATATACCGGAGACCCCGGAGAGGTAGATTTATATTCAGAAGCGACGGTCGCTAGTTCTGGGTCAGCCGACGGCGTACCCACAGCGGCGCAATTAACAGCCGTTCTTAATTCTGTGGAGTTAGATCAAAACGACAAGGCAACTAGACGCCCTGTAAACGCGTTTGTTAACAGTTACGCAATAACCCGCACAGGTTTCGACGTTGTAGTTGATGGTATAGTCGTTGATGACTTAGCGGCGGTTGAAGCGGCGGTAATATTAGCAGTAACACAATATTTTTTAGCCAGAGAGCCTTACATCATTGGCTTGGGCATACCTCCTAGGCGAGACCGAATAACTCAGGGTGCGGTAATAAGCATAGTTGACAACATTGTGAGCGCCTCGGGTGGTGTGTTTGATACCGTTACCGTCGAGGAAAGCGGAACGATAGTTACAATCTATGAATTAGGTATCGGGGAAAAAGCGAAAGCGGCCAGCATAGGGTTTATATAATGTCTTTAAGAATGTTTCAGCATTTATTACCAACTGCCAGAGCGTGGCGATTAACAGTTGATAAAAAATTAAGACGGTTTTTTGAAGGATTAACCGGCCTGATTTCTCAAATAAAGCAGCATTTAGATCTGGTTTGGCTGGATATATATCCACAAACCACTCGCGAATTAGATTCTTGGGAAAATCAGTGGGGGTTGCCTAGCACCACGTTAACTACGCAAGAACGGCGCGACCGATTAGATGGCGCTTGGAAAGCACTAGGAGGTCAGTCCCCATCCTATATACAAATCTCCTTAAGAGACGCGGGGTTTAATGTATACGTCCACGAATGGTGGCGAGCTATTTATGTGTACAGTACAGAATGCGGTGAGCCTTCAGCAGAATGCGGTGAGCCTTCAGCAGAATGCGGCGGAATCATAGGCACTTTAGATCCTATTACACCCGTGCCAAGGGACCCGTCGGAGTTTCTCAAAGACGATGGAAGTCCCTATGGGTATTTCCTTAACTGCGGAGGTTCTGTTGCTATAAGCGGCGGTAGTTTAGCGATATGCGGTGCAGCCAACGGGATATCAGGTGGACTGTTAGTAAATAAACCTGCTAAGATAGTTTATCAAATACCAACTAACCCAGAGCAATGGCCCTATGTGATGTATATAGGGGCACAGATATACGGTCGCCGAGCTTCTATACCCGTTGCTAGGCGTGAAGAATTCGAAGCGTTGTGCTTAAAATTATGCCCAGCGCAACAATGGATTGGGCTCATTGTGGAGTATAATTAAAAATGGCTTTAAATATTAACAACACTTACTCAAATAGTACTCCTTCAGATACAAGTTATCCGTTTGGCTCTGCTAAAAACGAAACTTCACCGGGTGATTTAGACGGGACACCTCTTGAAAAAGCGGGGTTTGATGATCTCTACGGATTAATGCAATCTTTACTAGTCGCTGCAGGCATTACACCCAACGGAAACCCAGACACTGTATTGAGTCCTCAGTATTTAGCGTCAGTATTTAATTTAAGATGGTATGCACGAGTAGATTTTTCGGTCGGCACTAAAGTTGTGGGTTCCAATGGGGTGACATATGTTTGCAAGCAAGCAAACGGGCCAGCAAGCACAATACAGGACCCAGTTACAGAAGGCTCCCCACGCGCTAAATGGCTAACCGAAGCATCCAGTATGTTTGATTTGCTTAACCCTGTCGGCTCTCTTTACTTTTCGCATAATTCCAGCAGCCCAGCGGACCTTTATGGCGTAGGCACGTGGCTTCGAATTAAAGGACGATTTTTAGTTGGCTTAGATGAAGATGACTTTGACTTTGACGCGCCCGGGGAAAATGGTGGCTCTAAATCTCATACCCTTACGGACAACTTTGAAGTTGATGGCCACGCGCTGACTATTGCACAAATACCTGAACACAGTCACCAGTACGAAAAAAAGACCACTAACCAAAATGTAGGCAGCGGAGCATCTTATTTTTCTGGGGATACTTTTCAAAACACGGGCTTAACGGGGGGCGGAGAAGCGCACACTCACGGCCTATCGGGCGAGATACAGACGACTGATATTTTACCACCCTATCAAGTAGCATACTTTTGGAGAAGGACAGCATAATGGCTTTAAATATAGCGAATAGTTTCCCCGGTAAATCCACAACGCCTGATTCTAACTACCCGTTTGGCGGCGCTCGCAACGTAACAGAGCCGGGGGACGGTACGGGCACCCCCCTTGTAGCGGATATACTTAACGACATATTCGGCATGCAACAGTCTTTTTTAACTGCGGCGGGCGTTACGCCTAGCGGTCATCCCGACAGAGTGGGATCGTCTCAATATTTTTCTGCCTTAAAATCTTTAATAGATGCTTTCCCGGCTGCTGCTTCCCAAAGCACGGGTGCGGCCCTGATAGGCACTTCTAGCGGAAATAATTTACAACAGCAATTAGATGGTTTAATAGCGGGGCAAGTTGGCGGCATCATAGTGTTTGCAACTAAAGCTCTATTAGATAATTACTCTCCCGCAAATCCAGAAGAAGAAAACACTAGTTACAAAGTAACAAACGATCCAACTTCTAGCAACAACGGTTACTACTCTTGGGATAGCGGCACGTCTTACACAAAAGATGCCAGCTTGGTCGTCAATACGATTGATCCAAATAATACCAGTGATGCGGTAAGTGGTAGTGCAGTCGAAGAAAGAGTACAAAATTTTGCAAATATCGAGCTCATCCTGCCCGGAACTGTAATCCAAGGTGAAGCCGCAGTGGCTGATGGCGCTATTGAACAATTAGCCAATTACAATAGGTCAGATTTTGTTCCTGTAACTGCCGGGGATGTAGTCACTTATATTGCCGTGGCATCTCCTGGAACTCGGGTGCAAGGATTTAACGATCAGTTTGAATGGATTGAAGACCTCTACACGCCGCCTAGTAACAATTTTTCAATCAACGTAGAGCTTACGATCCCTTCCGATGTTGCTTACATAATTGCCTGCTCTCAAATCACTGCGCCCTCTTTCGAGTTAAAAGGTAATTTTAAGCCTTTAATAACAGATTATACTAGAGTTATAACGGATATTGCGACGGATATTGCGACGGATATTGCGTTGATTCCTACTAAAAAATCCATTATTACGATTCAAAACAAATTAGAAGGTAATGTTTTTCAAGGTGAAGCCACAGGGCAGAATGGCGCTATTTCACAAAATCCCGATTACGAAAGATCAGGCTTAATTCCTGTAACCGCAGGCGATGTGCTCACATATACAGGTGTAGCTTCTACAAGCAATCCTGTGATAGGTTATGACTTAGAAAATCAATGGGTGCAAGATATATACACACCTAATGGCGCAAGAGTCTTATCAACAGCTGTAGAAATAACAATACCTACCGGGGTAAATTTAATAGTTGCTTGCTCAGCTTATGACAACTCAGCTGGATCACAATTCCCAACCTCTCCATTGATTTTACTTGTTAATGGTGAGAACGTACTATATAGAAAAGGCATTGAACCCTTACTTGAAACAGTTGACAAAAGTCTTGAAAGTTTGACTCTGGCGTTTCAAAGATTCCAAGAGTATGTGATAAACAGGCATCCAAGTGATTTTAGAACAATGTGCTACAACATATATCAGGGAGGTAGAAGCGACACTGGCAGAGCTGCTGTTTTCACACATATTGCCAGAGTTTCACCTGATTTAATAAGCATACAAGAAGCAGGTGATATTGAGGTATTAAAACCCGACTTACAAACGTTAGGATTTAGGTATTTCTATGGTGATGGCGGCACGTTTGGTTTATTTTTTGCTTCCAAATATGAGATAGTGTACGCAACAACTCTAAGTAACGTACTGTATGGAAGAACCCCTCTATACACAGAGGTTTTAATTAATGGAAATCAAATTGGAATAGCTTCTGTTCACCTTGACAGTGGATGCACTGGTCTATGTCACGACCCAGACTTTGAGAACGTAGTACCCCAAGAGCCTGCGGCTCAAAGACGGTGTATCCAGATGTATCAAATAATGGATGCTTTGAATGGCAGGAAGCTAGAGAATCCTGACTTGGCTGGCTTCATAATTCAGGGGGACTACAATGCAATTGACAACGAGCTAAACGTAACATCGTATGACACACCGCTGGGGAGTGAAGTTTTGCCGGGGGGGCTATCCTATCCTTTAGCAAATGCACAGTTCCCTACAAAGCAATTTGAGTTTTATAACGGGGGAATTAACCTTGATACAAGCCCCGCCGTGGATGGCTCTATTTTTACTTGGTGGGGGCCTCCTGAGTCTCCAAACCCAGTATCAGGGAACTTTGAGCATCGTCTAGATTACATCTCATACACCGACAACTTAGTCTTCAGAGGCGCTGAAATTCTAAACAGCCAAGCGGATGCTTTGCTGCCAAATTCCGGGCTACAGAAATACGGTAATCCTTTATTGTCAAATGCCGGATATGTAGCCAGTGACCATCTTCCGGTTGTAATGGATCTGACTATTCTTTAAGGCCTTAAAAAATGAAAAAGCGCATAATTGACGAAATTATCAAGGTTGAGGGCGGATATGTTGACGACCCTAGCGATTCCGGCGGCGAGACGAACTTCGGTATAACTTTGGCCGTCGCTCGCGCCTACGGATACGAGGGCGCTATGCGTTCGCTGCCTCGTTATGTGGCTTTCAGTATCTACAAGACACAGTATTGGGACGCGGTCCAAGGTGATTGCTTACTTAAGTTATCCGAAGCGATAACCGAAGAGGTGGTCGACACGGGCGTTAATATGGGCGTCAACCGCGCTGGGCTATTTCTGCAGCGTTCGCTCAACGTGCTAAACAACCGCGAGGGCTTATATCCTGATCTTAAAGTTGACGGCGTCATAGGCCCTGCCACTTTACGCGCCTTAACTCGATACCTTGAGCAGCGCGACGAGAGCACACTTGTTAAGGCGCTTAATTGTTTGCAAGGCGCGTTCTACATCGAGCTAGCAGAACGGCGCGAGAAAGACGAGACGTTCGTTTATGGCTGGTTTAAGCATAGGGTGAAAATATGAAACTGTGGGATATAGTGAAAAAAGTAGGCAGCACCGCTTTACAAGTAGCGCTGCCCGGAACAGGCTCGCTTATTGTGGGCGCTGTAAACGAATTTTTACCGGACGACCAGAAATTACCTAACGGCGCAACCGGTCACGACATTAATAGCGCTATTTCTAGACTGCCAGCCGAGCAGCAAGCGTCTATTATGGAAAAAGAATTTGACGTCGAGATAACGCAAATACAGGAAAGCTACTCTACGGTGCGGGCCGCCTTAGAATCAGACGCTAAAAATCCACAAAGTACGCGGCCTTATATCGCTAAAGGTTCGTTCCATGTGGTTGCTTTCGTGCTAGTAGTAACGATATGTACTTGGACATACGGCGTTCTTACGTCAAATGACCTTATGGTCAAAACCATAGTGGAAGGCTGGCCGTTTATCCTCGCAATACTAGGGCCGCTTGTGACACTACTGTGGGCATATTTTGGCGTATTAAAGCAAGAACACAAAAATAAATTAGATGCCGCTAACGGCGCGTCGACACCTTCTGGCATTGCCGGTATACTTTCGATACTTACTAAAGGCAAATAACTGTGAGCAATGTAGTAAATGATATTAAGATAGCATGGGCCACAGTGATGGGCACCATAGGCTCTGGAATGGGGACCGCGCTTGACATGATCCCTAACGACATCGGAAAACTAGCCACGCTGCTAGGTATCGTGCTTTCTACGGTTTTAATTTACACACATTTTAGAAAAGGCCGCATCGAGTATCAAAAGACGCAATTAGAAATAATAATACTCAAAGAAAAAGAAGCGGAGCGGTTACTTGCCGCAATCCGCAAAAATAGTTAATCTTTAGCTTTTTTTTTAGATACAACGCCTAATGACTTGGGCGGTAATAGCATATACCCGTCGGCATCTTTAATTGTAATAGATGCTAAATGCGCTCTGGATTTTTTACTTAATTTTAAACCTACTCTCATTGTTAACCCTTCCTATATCGTTTACCACGCCAGCCACCGGCAGCGCGTATTGGCCAATCTGCGGCCCATGTTGGCATTGTTGCCATAATTCGCTCAAACTCTTCTATTGAGCCCGTTGCTTCTACTACTTCGCTTACAATTTCATCGTGAACGTGCAGGGCGATAGCATACCCGGCGCGCTCTACGTTCTTCATGGCGAAAGTTAATATGTCCCGAGCTATCGCTTGTACTACGTTCTCGCACAGCTTACCGCCGTACGTATCCATACGCATCCATCCCAGTGGGCCTTTCTTATAGTCCGAATTCCAGCCCATGTATGTGAGTTTTAAAACAGGTTTTCCCCACGGTGTCGTATCGGGATGTAGCCTTGGCTGATGATAGGATAATTTACGACCACTCAATAACTGGCAGTATAAAACGTCGTCTTTAACGCCATATGTTAAGCCGTTGTACGAATAGCACGTTCCGGGGTTTTGCACTGCAGCGGTTGCCGCGTCTTGTAGCCCGTACCAGAACTTAACTATCATCGGCGATTCTTTGCGCCACGCCTTAATTGACTCGCGGATCTCTTTTTCGCCTAAATGTTTATCCGCGCCAAATGCTAACCATGCGCCGTAACCGCCTTGATACCCCGAGGCTAATTCGGCCACTTTACCTATTTTTTTACGTAGCGGGTGATGGTCGCCAGTGTCTTTTTTATACCGGATCAAGTCTTCAAACGGCACGCCGGATATTTTAGCGGCCGACATTTCGTAAATTTTGCCATGTGTGCGGAAAACGTCTATACGCCATTGCTCGCCCGACAGCATTGCCAAGACCACAGCTTCTATAGCGGAATAGTCAGAGCAAATAAGGTCGCAACCGGGCGCAGCGGAAAACAAGCCCCGCAGGCAGCCAGAGACAGCCGCTATAGCGTCGCCAAAGTAATGCTCTACCAGTTTAAGATCTTTTGATGCTATGACTGTAAGCGCATCTTCAACGGCATCTATCCCCCACTCTGCGGGTTTTGCAAAACTGGCGGCCGAACGACACCAAGGGCATTCTTTTAAATGAGGCGAATAATGCAGCTCACAACGGCACAGCACAACCTCAGGCCCGCTGTTTGGCAGGTTCTGTGGTTGCGGTCCTCTGCCAGCAAAGCGCCCTGTACGGTCAGCGCCACAGAACGCGAAGAGGTCTCGTAGGCGTCCGTCGGCAGAGCGGCGACGGTCTATTGCGAACAGTTTTTTAACACTAGCTGCGCCTATTAATGCGCGTATTTCTAAGACACGGCGAGCATTGGTAGGCAAGTCGTCACGTTTTAAGGCATCTTCGACATGCTCAGCATCTACACTAGACATATGTACGCCATTAGCGCCGAGCCAGCCGATTATTTTTCCAATCTCTCCGGCGCTTTGAACAGTGCCGCACGTTATTGCTATTAATTCGGCTGTGTATTTCTCAAACGCTTGCTTAACTATAGCTAGGCAATTATTGAGGCCCTCAGGGTCAATGTGAACGCCTCTCAGGTTAATGCACTGGTCTAGCAACCATAACTCTAGCTCATCGGTGCTCAAGTCTGGTATAAGCGCAGAAACGGCAGATTCTGCTTTAATATCGCCTACGTTGTAGCTGTATAGTTTTGGTCCGTCGTCGTGGTCCTCTTCGGGTCGAATGCGCGTTCTTATGTCTTTTTTAGTTGGATTACGTGGCTTACAAAACTTATTAATTAAGCGTTTGCCATCGTCAATTTTTTGATCCGTCACTTCTAATACTTGAGCTAGTTTGCCAAGTTGACCCGGCAAAGAGAAGGCCCTCGCTTTGGCCATTGAATCACGCAAAAGCCAATACGGGAGCGCGGGCCATCCCATGCGAGCGTGACAGACATTAGACCATATGTGCCACTCAAACGCGCTGTTGTGGGCTTCAAGTAAGCCGAGTTTAGCTATGTGTTCAAATAGTTCAACAGGCGCAGGCATACACGGAAGCCACATTCTTGCGCCTTGGCCGTCTTTTAGGTCATACGCCAGGCTAAGCACTTCGGTCGATGGGTGCTCAGAGTATGCAGAAGCGCCGACCGCGCCCAATCCGTGCGGAGGTGACTTAGTTATCGATACCCATTTTTTAAGCTCAGGGTCCCATGTGTAGCCCGCCTCGCTGTATGTCTCGAAATCTAGGTCCGGGAGTACAGTTGAGAAACCGCAACCAGCGGGTAAGCGGTGTCCGGCTAACAGCGTCGAGGCGTTCATTAAAGGTTTTCTTTTTCAGAGTCTAGCGCCTGATTAGGACCGAATATAAAACGCATAGCGTAAAATGTGGCTTTAAGTTTGCGTATAAAACCCATGTTTCGAACCACGATGTAGGTTGCATTTTTAACGCCGCCGGGTGCTGCGCTTTTTACGCGGCCTTTTATCAGATCGTCATTGTGGGTTAATATTAGATCCCCGCGTAGATCTAGGATCTGCTTTCCGCCTCGTTTATAGAAATACATATGTCACCTTTAAATTAAAAAAGACCCGCCGAAGCGGGCCAAGGTCGGAGAAATTAAGCGCGTGGTAATGCTTGTATTTGCGCGGCGGTGTAGTTAAACGATAACAATTCCGCTTCGGTCCACGGAGTATTATTAGCGTCGAGATATTTCACCTCGGCTGGTGCTGGTGCTGGTGCTGGTGCTGGTGCTGGTCCCTTTAAGAAGTCCGGCGCGGGGGCAACGTTGCTAAGTGGAGCTTGTGCGGGACCTTGCGCTGGGCCCTGTGCGGGCGGCGCCATTGCGGGGCCTTGTGCTAGACCCTGAGCGGGCGGCGCCATTGCGGGGCCTTGTGCTAACGGTGCGGAACCGGCCAAAGGCGTAGCGCTTGCACCAGCGGGCAGTGCTGCAGCGGGTGACGCACCGAAAACAGCGTCGCCGCTCTGACCGATAACAATTTCTTCACCGTAGCCCACCAATTCAACCATAGTGTGGTTTAAAAATATGCCGGGCTGCTGTGTTGACCCGTTGCCCTTAACGCTGCCGTAAATGCGGATATAATAGCCACGCTTTAGCATAAGCGGATCGGTTATTAGCGTTTCACCGTTGGCGGTGTAGCACTTTGGAGCGAACCCGCCGCTAAAGCTCATGATCCAATTACCTGGGAAACCTTCTCGCTCGCACGGCTTTTTACCCTTTGTATTAGGCACTACGCTATCGCCGTCAATTATTTTAAACGCAAATTTCGGACTGATGCAATTTCCCGAAGCGTCAAAAAGTGACGGCGCAGACGCCCGTGCAACCCCATGTATAATGCCCCATGTTTCAGCCCAGCCCGGATCAGTTTTAGGAATAGCAATCCCCATATAAAAATCTACTCGGGGTTGCCCAGCGTTAGCGCCGAATTTAATAGTCAGGGGGTTTCCCTCGGCGTCTTTTGTTTGTGCTTCGAAGCAGTCGCCTTGTACTAAGCGACCAACGGGGGTTAGTATATTCGTAATTGATGTCATTTTTTAAATACCTGTTTTGCTTTGTTTCCATTATCCGGCACTATTGCTAGCCCGGTTCTAGGGTGTGTACTGTATGCCATAATGACGGCATCGTCAATACCTAGTTTTTTAGCCTGCGTTGGTGTTATTGCGTCAAGCGGTTTGCGAAGGTCAAAACTTAACATATCGCCTAGTGCTATAACTTCATTAATCGGCTTGTCCCATTTTTGTTTGCCTATTTTATCCTCTACGGACCATCCAAGCACTAGCGTTCCTTTGTGCAATAGCGCTTTAACTTGGGCTTCAAAACCAGATTCTAAATACTCAATCTGCTTACGCGCGCGTTTGACAATAGACAGTTGCAAACCAAGCGCTTCGGGCGTTAATTCAACAGGCATAGGCGCACTAACCGCTTCATACATGCCTAGTCCAGCTTTTAAAGCAGCTGGGCAAGCGTGGCGACCCGTGCAGTATTTGCAATGGCTGCCTGTGCGAAACTTAGCGTTAGGTCCCAGCGCTTCGTGAGCATTTGCGTTTAGCGTATTAAAATAAGCTCGTAAGTCGCTGGCGGTTATAACCCACTCGCGGATTGTCCCCTCACGGTGAAAGGCTCGCGGCTGGGCTATGCGAAGATGCACTGTCGTCTTTTGGTCAATGTGGCCATTAATATCGTGAGCATCAATAAGACCCGCCAAGTAATCAATACCCTGCCAGTTTTCGAACGCCTCGACGACCTCAAAACCATGCTTAAAATCCCACAAATAAAGTGCATTACCCAGTTCATGATAAATAGAACAATCGGGCGTGCCCCAGTTTACCTCGTGAACCTTTGGAATATCAACGCGCTGTTCTATGCGTAAGTGCTCTCCGCCAAGTACGCCCGTCTTGCGCATTACAGTAATAACGTCGTCAGCGTATTCTTTAGCAGAATCAAACATTTCTTCGGTAAATATCACGCCGTTAGATGCTGTAATACCGACCCAATCGCTTGCAGAATGATTTTGCACTCGGTTAGTTTTTGCGTCCGTTATTATCTGAGCGGCTATCTCATGCGCCGCCGTACCCTCGCGCGCCGCTTGCGACTCTTCTAAATCGGGATAAGTTTGCGACATTAGCACCCAACCCGTGCACCCGTCGGGTTTACCCCAGATATGCGCCGACGAGGGCGGTAAAATGGAATGTGACATATTATAACCCCAAATTATGCGCAACAGCGGGTATAAGGTCCGGGCGTGCGGCTAGTAAAGGTATTGATCCTAACCCAGCAGTATTGACCGCGGCGATCACTTGCTCAGACGTTAGACCCTTGGCCGTACAAGCCGACATTAGCGCCGCGAAGTTAGTTATTTCGGCGGGTGCTGTTGCTGGTGCTGTTGCTGGTGCTGGTGTTGCTGTTAGATGCGTTGGTGCTGCCTGTTCCACTACGGACGGACCAGAAACTAGTGGCGCCGAGCCCACAGCCATAGCCGCGCGTAATTCGGCTTCGACTTGTATAATAAAGTCAGGGTCAACATTACGCTTTTTCTTCCAGCCGTGAGGAGATTTAGCTAATTTGGTGCGTCCGGCTCCATGTATTCGGTAGTCCCATGGCAAGCCTTCCCCACATAATTCCACACCTGACACCGGCGCTGAGGATTCGATTGGGTCTGACTCAGAACCCGCAAATACTTCCGAAGCTTCTCGTTTTTCGGTTGTCGAACTCTTAGGGCTAGCAAATATTTCAGAAGCTTCTAGTTGGTTAGTTGTGGCCTCCTTTAGCTCTTCAGTTGTAAACATAGGTCTATCTTCTTTGCTTACATCCAAAGCCAAGCCGTGCAACATGTCTGACGCGCGGGTTAGTGCTGAGTGAGTTAACGGTATTGTTATACTAATTGATTGCATTGTTTTTTAATCCTGTTAGTTGTTGACACGGATAGATACTATAGCGTAATGTTATAGGCGTCAACAGCAAATAAAAAAAAAGGTTTTAAATGATCCCAGTACAATTACGCGTAGCGGTAGAGGTAGCAGTCGCCGGACGGTTAGACCATTTAAGGCCTTACCAAACGAAAGCTAAGTCGGATATTTATAATGGGTGGGCCAGCGGCGCGACTAATGTCCTTGCAGTGCTGCCGACGGGGGCCGGTAAAACGGTTTTATTTTCCGATATTATTCACGACCACAAGGGGGCAAGTTGTGCCATTGCTCACCGTCAAGAGTTAGTCAGTCAAATATCGCTAGCGCTAGCACGCGACAAAGTCCGCCATCGCATAATAGGCCCTAAATCTGTGGTTAAATTATGCGTTAATTTGCACATGATGGAATTAGGCGCTAGCTACTATGATCCTAATTCCAATTGTGCTGTAGCGGGCGTCGATACTTTGGTTCGTCGCACTAAAGAGCTAGGTGCTTGGCTGAACTCTGTTACTTTGTGCGTAATTGATGAATGTCATCACGTTGTGGCCACAAACAAATGGGGAACAGCGTTTGCTATGTTTCCGAACGCCAAGGGGCTGGGCGTCACTGCTACTCCCCTGCGCGCCGATGGCAAGGGGCTAGGGCGCCATGTAGACGGTTTATTTGACGTCATGGTAGAAGGGCCGGGCATGCGTGACCTAATAAACATGCACTACTTAACAGAATATCGCGTATTCGCCCCGCCATCGGATTTTGTGCGACCCGGATCGGACGCGGTAGGAACTTCTGGCGACTTCGGCCACGTAAAGCTTAAAGCGGCGGTACGTAAATCCCACATAGTTGGGGACGTTGTAGCGCATTATCTACGATTAGCGCCAAACAGATTAGGTGTAACCTTTACCGATAGTGTTGAAACCGCCATCGAAGTAGCCGCAAAATTTAACGCGGCGGGTGTTCCTGCGGCCGTTGTAAGCGCAAAAACGCCAGACTCTGAACGCATAGCGGTGTTGCAACGTTTTAAAAAACGCGAATTACTACAGCTCGTTAACGTGGATTTGTTCGGCGAGGGTTTTGATTTACCCGCTATAGAAGTGGTTAGCATGGCAAGGGCCACCGAGTCCTACGCTCTTTATGTTCAACAGTTCGGCCGTGCGTTGCGATTGTTGGAGGGGAAGTTTTTCGCGTTTATAATAGATCACGTTGGTAACGTACAGCGCCATGGGTTGCCTGACGCGCGTAGAAAATGGACATTAGATCGCCGAGAGAAAAAAGGAAAAAGCGCCGACAACGATAAAATACCAACGCGCACATGCTTAGGGATCGACGAAATAACCGGCGTGCTTTGCGCCGCAGTTTACGAGCGTGTATTTTCGGTATGCCCAGTTTGTGGATTTAAAACGCTGCCTTCTTCTCGTGCAGGTCCTGAACAAGTGGACGGCGATTTAATAGAATTAGATCCCGCAGCTTTGGCAATAATGCGCGGCGATGTTGAGAGAGTAGATGCTACTTTAGAAGAATTTAGAAAAGCGCTTAAAGATAAAGAAGTTTATCGACAGGAATTAGTCAGCAAGCACGTACCGCTGATTAATCAAATGGCCAACGTTAAAAGATTTGTCGCTAAACAAGAAATAGAGATACAAGACCACATCGACAGGTACCCAGCGCAAGTAGCACTAAGAGAATCAATGAGCTGGTGGGCGGGACATCAAAGGGCGGCGGGTCGTCCTGATAGCGAAAGCTTTAGGCGATTCTATTTTAAGTTTGGCGTCGATGTATTGACCGCTCAAACATTCAACGCCGGGGATGCTGCAGAGCTAACCGATAGGATTAACGAAGAAATGAAAATAGGATTTTAGCAAATGAAAATTAAAACTGTGATTTTATTAGAGTTTATTGTTGCAGCGGTAATTGGTGGACTCATAGCAATACTTATAATTAATATTTTATATCTAGTGGGGTGGCTATGACTTATTACGCAGGTATAAATTGCCAGTGCTACGCTAGTACTCAGGGTGATTGCTGCTGTAGCGATGTAGACTGGACACCAACGGAGGTTTATAGGCTAAGAGCCGAAAATATTCAACTAGGTGAGCAGGTCAAACAGCTAAGTTCTTTGATTTACAATGAAGCACTAGGCAAATTAGCTATGAATTACAGCGTTGATATTGAATACATGGCAGAAAAAACATACGAAATAACAGGCATAAATGCAGAGGGAGAAGTAAATGAAAAGAAGTGATTTTATAGATTATCTATTGCAGTTCGCGCCAGAAAATATCACAGAAAACGAAATGGACGTATTAGAACAATTTGCTTTTAAAATATTTGATGGCACTGAATTAAACGAATCATTTTCACTGCGCGAGAAATTAAACAAAACAGAGGCCAAGCGTGATTTAGAGCAGCAAGCTAAGGGAATAGATGAGTTATTAGCTTGTCGTGAGCTAGACGGATTCAGCCAAGGTGCGATAGATACAATTATTCTAATTGTTAATCGTTTACGCAAGCAAGCAAATGAGGTAGGGCGATGAATATCGAAATAGGCAAATCATATAACAATTGGACCGTTATCGCCCAGGCACAAACTGCAGGCAAGTTTGAATGTAAATGCAAATGCGGTACTAGGCGCGAAATCACAAAAGGCAATCTAGGAAAAGTTAAGGGCTGCGGCTGTGACCGAGAATATACCGGCAAACATTCAATCGGCGGTGAGCTTTACCGGGAACCTACAAAGCCGCAAACTAATAGATTCTTAAAAGTGGCCAACCTAAAAGCTAACAAGCCACTTGCCGCGGCTAAAAAGTTTGTAATCACATCTAGCCGGCATACATCATCTAAGCACGTCATGGACGCTGACGAGCTTAGAGTAAGAAATAAAAGAGCTAAAAACGAGGAGGCAAAAATTGCAAAATTAGAGCTTTCTGACCAAAACGACTATTTTAACCAAATTTTAAAGGATATCGTATGAGCACAAGTAGCGAATTTGAGTGGATACCGTGTAAGCACGCAATGCCCGAAGGTACGGGTCTATATTTAACATACTGGAGCGACGGTACCTTAGAAATATTTAAGTTTGACAATGAAAGTATCAAGGATGCAGGGTGGTATGCCCCATTAGGTGGCGCAATTATTACTCATTGGGAAGAACTTCCGAGTGTTCCGGTATGAACACCGAACGATTTTGTTATCATCAAGAAATTAATTATTTCTTTAAGAGTAAGTGGGTTGCTGTAAAAGAATTTACTTTTTACTACACTGACGGAACTATTGAACAGGTATTAATTACGCTCCCAGACCCGAGAGGAACGGTAAAATGAACTTAATACAATGGGCTATGAAATGGGGTGTTCCTCTTGCTGCGGTTGAGGACTTACGCCGAGAGTTAGGAATGGCTAAAACCGACCCAAAAGTACAACAAGGGCTAAGCGAAGGCGCTGTTCAAGTGCAGATACGTATAGAAGCAACACGTAAAGGGTGTCGTTTATGGCGCAACAACGTAGGCGCAACTTACACCCAAGACGGTAGTTTTTTACGCTATGGTTTAGCTAACGACTCTAAGCAAATGAACGATAAAGTTAAGTCTAGCGATTTGATAGGTCTAAGACCTCTCTTAATAACACAAAGTCACGTGGGGGGTGTAGTTGGGCAGTTTATAGCTCGCGAAGTAAAGCCATCCATGTGGTCGTATACAGGCACTAATAGAGAGTTGGCACAGCTTAATTTCTTAAATTTAGTCACGTCAATGGGCGGCGACGCGGCGTTTGCTAATAGTGAAGGTACTTTATGATATTGTTAGTTTGCGGCGGTCGTTTTTTTAATGACTATGAGGCGTTATGTGCCGCCATGCGTTTACTTCCGTTCTCACCTGAGATAATAATCGAAGGTGGAGCAAAAGGCGCGGACAGCTTAGCGCGCGGCTGGGCAACCGAAAATGGAGTGCATTACGCAGAGGTACCAGCTCTATGGACAAATTTTAATAAAGCGGCGGGCGGCCTTCGTAACTCCGCTATGCTTCTATTAAAACCAAATTATTGTTTGGCTATGCCTGGCAACAGTGGAACGCGAGACATGATAAATAAATGTTTAGAAAACAATGTAACTGTGTGGGAGCCTTACAAATGATTTACGTTACTTCTTTTAAAAACTCTAATAAGCAATGCACTGGGACCTCTACGGATTCGGGCTTTTCTACGCTTGACGATGTTGTATCTGCAATAGGCCCACCCGAAGTGCCGCGCTCAAAGAAAACGCTTATTTATGGTCAAGGTGAAGATAGGGTTATATTTAGTTGTTTTACATGGCATGTTGACGCGACCGTCAGTAACGGTTACTCTTCTGTTAATAATAACGAGGAAGTAAACAAATGAATCAACGTGACGAAGTCAAAAAAGTAGCGGTGTGTATGGTAAAGGGTAGCGGTTTAATTAACCTATCGCGCCGGCAATTATGTGAGCGAGCGGGTATACCTGACGGGTCTTTTCCGCATATTATGGGGTGCAATTTTTCAGATTTCGTTGAAGAGTTAAAACTCGAAAACATTCCAGAATTTTCGCATATAGTCAGTAAAACGCGTGCGAACCCGGCGCTTCGTAAAGACCACATACTGAATATAGCGGTGTTGCTTTCTAAAAATGTCGGATATACGCGTATAACGCGCGATAAAGTGGCAGAAGCTGCGGGCGTTTCTATGGGATTAGTAACTCGCTATTTTGGCACGATGGGGCAGCTAAAGACCGCTATTATGCGCAGGGCCATTAAACAATCTATCATTGAGGTGGTAGCGCAAGGTTTAGCGCAAGGAGATGAACATGCTAAAAAAGCAGATCCCGAATTAAAGGAAGCCGCTATAAAATTATTAGCCACAATATATTAGGGGCGTCATATGCAACATTTACCCGAAGCGCTGCAGCCCTTAGCAGCGTTTAAGCAGTTTTGTTTATACAAATTGGTACCGAATTTAGAAATACCCGGTAAAACGCACAAATATCCGTGTAATTTTGCGGGCGAAATTAAAGACGCGCACGACGAAAGTATTTGGAGGGACGCCGACACTGCAGTAAATACCGCTTTATTGTATGGTCCTGAATATGGTGTCGCTTTTGTGTTTACAGAAAATGACCCATTTTATTTCTTCGATATTGACGATTGTTTTTTACCTGAAAGTGGTGCGTGGTCGCCTATTGCCATAGAGTTAATGGGTCGTTTTTCCGGTGCTGCAGTAGAAGTATCACAATCTGGCCGTGGTTTGCACATATTCGGCACCGGTTCACCTACAACACCCCCAGATGAACGGCGTAAAAAAGCAAAAAACCCCGTCACAGGTGAGTCAACGGGCTTATTTGACCTTTATACTGAAAAACGATTTGTTGCGCTGACGGGTAAAAACATAATAGGCAGCGCTGCCGCTAAAGCTGACCAAGCCCAGTTAGACTATATAGCCGAATATTGGCTTAAAAAGACAGGCAGTGGATCAAAAGAATGGACCACCGAAGCCGTAGAAAGCTGGACAGGAACAGACGACGATCACGAGCTTATCGAGCGGGCTTTAAAAACGGGCAGCCCGAGTGCTGTTTTTGGTAAAAATTCTACTTTCAAAGACTTGTGGACTAATAACGAAGATTTACTTGGAGAATGCTACCCGGACGACCAAGGTCTTGGCAGAACTGATTTAAGCAGGGTGGACGCCGCACTCGCTCAGCACCTAGCTTTTTGGACGGGCAACAATTGCGAACGCATATTACGTCTCATGTGGTTATCAGATTTAGTACGCGATAAATGGATCGACCGCGAGGGCGATTATTTAGAAAGGACTATAACAAGGGCCGTATCCTTGCAAGACGTTGTTTACTCTGTTAAGCAAGTTGAGGACGTTATAGCCCAACAATTCGGAGCTGTGAAACTACGCGCGAACAGTCAGGCACAATGTGAATATGGGACTAATGTTAGAGCGCAAAAATTAGAAGAATGCCTAGGCGAAGTAGAATTAATAGAAATGTTTTGCAAAGTGCCTACCGCCAAATTTTGGTTAGATAATAAAGATAAAACAACCGAAGAATTGCGTAAGATATTGACGCCTGTTAATACCGCAGCTGCGCCACTTGCTCAGGCATTAACGGAGCCTAAAATACTATCAGGTTATCAATACCTTGGCGCTAATCAACAAATAGAATATTTCAAGGGTTGCGTCTACATTCAGGATATTCATAAAGTTTTTACACCTAACGGCGCGCTACTGAAATCCGAACAATTTAATGCCACATATGGCGGTTATACCTTCCAGTTGGACGATGGTGGAGACAAAGTAACGCGTAAGGCATGGGAAGCATTCACAGAGTCACAAATCGTCAGATATCCCAAAGCCGAGGCCATGGCATTTAGGCCACTTGAAGCACCTGGCGGATTACTTAAAGAAGACGGAAGGCTATTACTTAATGCTTATCTACCTATCGAAACTAATCGTCTTGAAGGCGATCCAGCGCCGTTTTTGCTACACCTTGCCAAAGTACTACCAAGTGAGGATGATCGCGGAATATTACTAGCATACATGGCTGCGTGCATACAGCACAAAGGGATTAAGTTTCAATGGGCGCCGTTAATACAAGGCGTTGAAGGTAACGGTAAAACGCTGTTTACGCGCTGTGTGGCCTTCGCTATCGGGGATAAATACACGCACTTACCACCGGCCAGCGAAATATCAGAAAAATTCAACGAATGGCTGTTTAATAAATTGTTCATAGGGATAGAGGACGTATACGTTCCCGATCATAAAAAAGAGATAATCGAAGTACTCAAACCGATGATAACAAACGACCGATTAGCTAAGCGCGCCATGCAAGTCGCGCAGGTAATGGGCGATAATTTTGCCAATTTCATACTAAATAGCAATTATAAAGATGGCATACGTAAGACAAGAAACGACCGTCGATTTGCGGTTTTCTATTGTGCCCAACAGTTAGACACGGACATCATACGCGACGGTATGGATGGGTCTTATTTTCCAGATATATACTCGTGGCTTAAAGCTGACGGTTACGCCATAGTGGCGAATTATCTAGCAAACTACGCTATTCCCGACGAATTAAACCCCGCCGGAGCATGCCATAGAGCACCGCAAACTTCTAGCACAGACGAAGCGATATTTGCATCCCTTGGCGGAGTAGAGCAGGAAATACTAGAAGCCGTGGAAGAAGGCCGCCCGGGGTTCGCCGGTGGCTGGGTGTCGTCGGTAGCTGTTGAACGCCTCCTATATTCAATTCACGCTACGCGAACAATTCCGCATAATAAGCGAAAGGATTTATTACAGTCACTTGGCTATGTGTGGCATCCAGCGCTAATTGATGGTCGGGTAAATAACCCTATACCAATGGATGATAATAAAAAGCCGCGGCTTTTTGTGCGCAAAGGTCACATAAACTGCAACATTCAAGGCGCTGCGGAAGTGGCTAGAGTCTATCAAGAAGCCCAAGGCGCCCATATAGTACCCACTGGTAACGCTGCGGATGTTTTCAAGGTAAAATGATATGTGCCAACTAAAAGCGAAGCGCTTACGACTTGGTGAAATTTAAACACCCTTAAAAACTAATTAACATTCTATGTTGACGGTGAGGTCAATAGGGCGTAAGGTTGACTCACTTAAGAAAAACACCTTGACGGAGTGAATAAAATGCACGAATTTGATAAATTAACACTTGCAGAGCTAGAAAAGTTTAAAATATTAAACGACCAAGCTATCGCCGAAGCGTATTTATTGCTCAGTAATTTAGAAACACACGAGCGCACAATTGAGTCATACATAGCTAAAAAACAGCCTTTTAACTGGCCGTGGCAAAAGCAAACGCCTACGACAAGCGGCCGTTATATGTGCAAAGAAATCGGCGCCCCATACGAAACAGCTAAATTTTGCATTATTACCGTCAGCCCACTAGGTGCCTTTAGGATTTCATTTAAGAATGACCACTTGGAGCGAAACCGCCCGCTTTTCTCAATAAGCAAACGTGAGTGGATAAAAATACCCGAACAAGGGGTTTTATAAATGTGGTATTGCAGTGAGAGGTTAGGCGTTTTAATTAGCAATGTCTTAGCACGGCACCCAGGCTGCAAAATACAGCGATGTGGTTTAAGCAGAGGAGTATGGTATGTCAAAGTGTAGCAAGTGGCGGGAGAGCGACGAATACGCTTGTTTATGTGGCCTGAGATGGGGTGTAAATGAATATGACCCTCATAAAACAGTGTTGCCTGAGGTCACAGCCGCTAAGATAAAAGCACGTAACGAACGCAACAGGAACTTAGAAGACAAAGCTAATCTTCGTAACCGACGATGTATCGAAGACCACATTGAGCGAAAGCGATTACGCGATGAGCTACAATAAATCCCTAAGCCCGCCTCGAAGCGGGTTTTTTAATGCTCTGCGCCGCTTGTAGCCGCTTGTAGCCGCTTGTAGCCGCTTGTAGCCGCTTGTAGCCGATTAGAGTGCAATTTTACCCAAAAGCACCCAAAACCACAAACCGTACGGGGTATTCCTACAGCCCCCGCCAACACTGGCTTTAACCCCCGACTAACCAAATACCCCGTACCGCCAAACCCCGTGCAGTCTGTGTGTGAGTATGTAGTGTCTCCTCGTAGCGGCCTCGTAGCGGCTAGCAGTGGTGCACTGCTATACTATACTATATATATATTCTCTTACTAAGTTATAAAGTAAGGGGTAATTGGTTAAAAGGGGGTAAAGGCCTTTGTTTTAGCGGCCTGTAGCCACCCCGAACGTTTTGGGTACGCGGGGTGTTCGGGGTATTTGTTCTGTGTGGTATTATAAGAAAAAGAGGAGTGGCAAAAAATGTTTGAAATTAATAGCAGTGACATCAAAAAGCTAGAAGCTGACCTTAAACAGTTTGCTGAACGCTCGCTTCCGTTTGCGACTAAAAAGACATTGAACGATGCGGCGTTTGCTGCCCGTGCTATATCACAATCGGACGTAAAAAGGTCTATGGTGCTACGTAATAAGTTTACATTGCAAAGCATACAAGTGCGCCAGGCTAAGACGCTGCGCATATCAAAACAAGAGTCGATTGTTGGCTCAACTGCAGGTTACATGGAGGACCAAGAGTTTGGCGCAACCGAAACTAAAACCGGAAAGGAAGGCGTTCAAATACCAACTTCATTCTCGGCAGGCCAAGGCCAAGACAGCCAGCCACGTACGCGATTACCGCGCAAAGCCAACACTATGCAGCAGATACAACTTTCAAAAGGCGGGAGAAAGACTTACAGCAAGAAACAACGTAATCTTGTGGCCATAAAAGAGGCGGCCGCATCAGGCAGGAAATATGTATTTTTGGACTTAGATAAATCTAAAGGCATATTTAAAGTTACTGGAGGGAAACGCCGACCTAAGATCAAGATGGTGCACGACATGAGTAATCCATCAATTATTATTCCAAAGAACCCTTGGCTACTGCCAGCATTTAACGAAGCCATACGAATGCAGCCCGCTTTCTATGCGGATGCGTTGCGATTCCAAGCGCGAAAGCAAGGCCTGTTCAAGTAGGCCGATTGCTCCGCTATGTAGCCGCCCGTAGCCGCCCCGCCCTCTCAGAAAAAAAAAAGGTACTGTGGGCCTGCCGGGTGGGGCCTGCGGTTTTGATTCCTCCG